GGAGTTAAGGCCAAGGTCTATAAGGATATAGTCAGTGCCCGCCTGGATAATCTCAAAGGACCCGTTCACGGATGAATTTGAGCATCCCGCAATGGTCACCACGTCGCCGACGGCAAAGGTGTTGTTAAGGTCCGTGCTGTACAGCCTGGTCTTATCAGAGCCTGCATAGTAAGGACCGATGGTCATGGTTGCGCCCTGCGTGTACGACTTAGTCGCAAACGCCCCGACAACGATGATGTAGTCCGTCCCGGTCGCCGTCACTTGCCCGGTGATGTTAAGGGCATCGTCATAGGCGCCCGTTATCTTCACTGTATCGTTCAAAGCGAAGGTATCGCTTCCAGGGCCTGTTATTCTTATCTTGTCGGCAGACTCTTTCCGTATCTCCGCATCCCCGGTATATGCTTTCTGCACGGGGGCAATGACCGTGATATAGTCCGTGCCTATCTCCTGTATGGTCTTCGTCACTCCACCAGATACGGAGAAGGACGAGTCGCCCACGTTATTGATGGTGATGCCGTCGTACTGCCTGAAGCTGTTTCCGATTCCCGTAGCGGTAATCTTTGTATATACAGAGTCCGGGAGCGTCTCCTCGAAGGTGATGATGCCGGACTGGGTATATGTGGACTCTATGCTGATGATTTCACCCGTATGGGTGTTGTATACTTTCTTGTCCGGGAAGATGCAGATATAGGCGCCCATACCGACAAGCTGTTTCTTGGAGTCGGTAACAGTAAGGCCGCTCACCTGCGTCCCGTCATAGTAACAAATCGTTCCGTCTACCCAGAAGAGCTTATTCTTGTGGAGGAGACCGTTAGGTTTCGTCAGCGTCTCCAGAGTCTGACTCCTCGGCTTCCTCGCACTGATAGCAGGGTAATACCGGGAAGAGACATTTTTCTGGTCCGCAAATTCCCCATCGCTCGCACCGAGGGTCTGGTTCAGGCCTCTGAATTCCCCCACAGTCTGAAGGCTCCGGGCCATAGAGGAAAGGTAAGGGAGCTTTGCCATATCTATGTCTCCTTTCTTTCGGGTAGTGGTGCCGTCTATAGAAGGCGGCAAAGTCGTGAAATGCAGACGAGAACAAGGCCGCATCGTTATTGTATCTGTCAATCTCCCCGAGGGTCTCGTCGAGCTTTGCGTAGAGATAGGTCCTGTAAACGTCTCCGTATGTGTCCGGGACAATGAGAATCGCCTCGGCATCAGCCTCATAATTGTATGGTCTGTATACAAAGAACGGGCAGGTATCCGCCGCCCGGCAGATTATTTCCTCAAAGACTCTGTGTTCGATTTCGTTCAGCCAGAGCACCTTCGTCTCTTTTGAAATCTGATTCGGTCTGATTTCATCGACTGTGCTTAAAAGTTCGGATATCGTCATTGCCTATCCTCCTTTCTATGTGAAAAGCCTATCAAATCTGAAAACGGTTTTACGCCCATGGAAATGACAAGAAGCCCCGCAGGGCTTCTCATCACTTCAGGAGGTCTATGAAAACGTTTTGCGGGTACTGTTCCGCAAGGTCGGACAGCAACAAATAAAAACTATCGACCATGGCAACGACAGCAGGAACTCCCGCAGTGTCTATGAATATGTGGAAAAAATCTCCCTCGTCCTGTGCGATGAATCCCTTTATCAGCCCTTCATCCTTGCACCTTCTTCCGAAGTTCATCAGAAGGTTTGTAGCTGTGCTAAAGGCCGCACATACGATATCCTTGCCAGGGTCGGCATAGTGAGCGTGACCGCTTGCGAGTAACTGGAAGGAATTTCCATTTATCGAGATACGACATTCAATCATCTCGGCGCCGCCGCCTCTCTCGCCTGGTCTCCGAGCCTTTCTGCAAAGGATGAGCGCTCCTGCGGAATGGTCGTATTCGGTGTGGGTATCCCGGCCTCAGCCTGTAATGCGTCCATCACCCTCGTGTCTCCGGTCTGGTCAGCCACGAGAGCCGCCAGTTTCATGGCAGTCTGTTGCATCTGCTGAAGCTGTTCAAACAGGGTGCCGTTGTTGCGGATGGTCTCCCGGACCTTTTCTTTGCCCTCGAAGTCCATCATGTCGATGGTGGCGAGAGCCTGGTCGGAAAGCTGAGGATTGAAAAATCCCAGGTTATAGAACTGGAGCGCCAGTTCGTTCTGTGCTGTCCTGGAATATGGGTTACTCCTCTGAGCCTTCACGTTGATGTCGAACACAGGTTCCTTCGTCATGAAGTCCACGCCATACTCTGTGAACGGGATGGCCTGTAGGCCCGCATTGTTGAACTCGATATATTCAGGCTCTCCGCTGTCACCTGTGATTCTGAAGGTCCTGGGCTCGTCGTAGAACTGTCTGATAAGCTCGATGACAAGCTCGCATATCTCAGTGTATGCACGGTATGATGCCTTAATCATGTCTCGGCTACCTTTGGAGCCTGCCTCCTGCAGTGCCGCAATAGCGGAGGCGGCGGTGACACCGGAGGTCGTTGCGCCCTGGGAGAAGTCCCGGTTTCCACTTGTCTCTTTGAGTTCATCCACCTTATACTGGAGGACGCTGAGCGGAGTGCTTGACATCTCCTTCGTTTCTATCGGGCGGATATTGTCATCAGACAGGTTCATTCCTGCCACGTTGACAAGCTGAGCAGTCGTGTCAAGAAACTGGTTCGTGTTGATGGAGGCAGAGTCCTTGATGAAATACCTCGGCTTTGCCGCCCATATGGCGTTATCCAGGATACTGCCGGAGAGGCGGTCGATGTATTCCTGCGGGCTCTTACAAACGTCGATAAAACCGTAGCCTGCGGGCGTTCCCTTCTCCTCAAAGAGAGTGTCCATAACGAATGGATATTTCCCGTGATTATAGAAGCCTGTCTCCGCATAGAGCGGGTCGTTCTCGGAGGCATAGAGGATTGTATCATCCACCCACTGAACGAAATGGAGCTTGTCCCCGGTGCCGTCGTTTATCTTGTAATACCAGTCCACGACGATAGATTTATCCGATGTGTCCACATAGTCGTCATAATGGTATTTCTTTGATGTAAGCCCCGAATCCTGAAGCTTTCCTTTAAGCTCAGGGTGCTCTGCTTCAAGCAATTTATTATCCCTTAAGGTCAGCAGGAAGATGTCCCTTGAATCCTGCAAAGACTGGATACCGGGCTCCCAGTAGAAGTTAAGGATATCGATGCGGCGGATGTCCACATCCCCAAGCCCGTTCTGAAGCTTTGGATTGTAGAAAACGCCGTACACACCGCAACCGTTCTTGAGCTTGTCCCACCAGGCGGCTGAGTATGTCCCTTCAAACTTACAGTTATCCATGATAACTGGAAGCACGGATGAAAGCGTCTTTGCGGCGGCCTCGTCGGTCTGCTCTCTCGGAAGAACGGCAGGGGCCGGGATGTTGTCCATAGCATCTGCGTGTTTATTCATGATAGAATTGAACAGCCATGCAGACACAGGCTTTTCATTGTATGCCTGTGTTTTGTTCTCGATGCCATTCCCGTTGGGGTTATGGAAGTTCCGCCAGTGTCTCAGCTTCCACCAGTCTTCATTCTCGATGACTCTGTCGTCATAGTTATGTTTGCCTTCCTGGTATTTGTGCAGGCGGTCCTGTGCGGCCTTCAGTTCTTTCTCACCTATCCTTACAGGCGGAATTTCCTTTTCCGGCCTTACTCCTGCAAGCGATATCACATTACTTTCACCAGGTATAGCGCTCTGTAAAATCTGATTGTCAAAGGTTGCCATAATAGCTCCTCTCGTATAAGTTCAGCGGGTCCTCCGCAGGCGGCGTCATCTGTTTCGGTCTCTCCGGGTTCAGTGGGTGTTCCATAAACAGATACCTTGTCTCATCATAGATATGGTCTTCAAGCGTGGTATCGATGTCCTCTACCTTCTTCTCATCGTAAATGAGTATTGGTATCGTCCTTATGAAATCCTTACAGGATTTGAAGCAGTAGAACATTGGGATGCCCATATCATCGAACGCAAGGCGGTAGTGGAATTGCATCTTCCCGGCAAGTCTCGCATGGTCTCCTTTTGAGAAATAAACGTGCTCTTTCTCCATCATCTCAGCGATGCTTTCGCCATGGGACTTGTCCCATATGGCGGGGTCTGCAACGCCTGTGATGAACTTGCCCTTAAGGTTCGGGTCCGTGGCCTCTATCTCCAGGATAGTTTTTGCTATCTCCTGTGGCGTCAGCATGAGGCCGACGTTCGGCTCCCCTGTGCACCCGTAGTATTCCTTTATCCGATAGATGCGGTTTTTGTGGTCAACGGCGAACCATCCGACAGAAAACGGCCTGGCATAGCCAAAGTCAAACGCCCTGAAGATACGCCAACTGTCTTCCACTCGGAAGTCGTTGATGACATGAGTCCATCTGCGGTCGTCATAATGCGCCGGGTCATTTCTCCATTCAGAGAATACCTGCCCAACAAAGGAATCCCAGTCTCCCTCAAGCCATGCCTTACGCCTTGCTTCCGGGAGGTTTTTGAGCTCGTCGAGATATTCCGGGTGTGCCTCCATCAGTGCGCTGTTGTCATAGACAAGTGACTGGATGAAGGAATACTGCTCCGGCTTTTCATTGCCTATGTAAGACTTGTCTACGAAAAGCCTCTTGATATAGGCGTGGCCTTTTCCTCCAGGGTTGCAGGTGTAGTAAGTCCGCAGGGGATAGTTTGCTCTCGTTGAACGGACGCAGGCGTTGAGGTCATGTATCTGCTGTTCAGATAGCTGTGTGGCCTCATCCAGAAAGAGGATATCGACCTCGGTACCTTGGTATCGGTCTGTGTCTGAATCTCTTTCACAGTATCCAAAGCGGATGGTGCTTCCGTTCGGGAAAGTGAGTATCTTCTTTGAGTCGTTGTATTTGAACGGGCACCCGGGCGTCCCTATCTTAAGGAGCTTTCTAAACAGGCTGATGTGGTTCGCCTCAAGCTCCGGGAAAGATTTACGGACTATCATGATGGAGATACCCGGGTGTTTGCAGGCGAGGGCTATGGCCTTCGCCCGCACTGCCCACGACTTGCCACCGGGGTGAACTAACCTCCCCGGGCGCCGCCGAAGGCAACATGTCTGTGCCTGTCACGCAAAAACAAATCCTGCTTTACGTTCGGCTTACCAAGGTCAATTAGCATTTACTCACCCCCCTTCAAATACTTAAATTCCCATCCTTCTTTCAAAGTGTGGCTTATCCCTCTGCCTGCTCCTGCTCGTGCTTGTAGCACTCATTCCTTAACGGAAATCCCTCCTGGCTGAACATGATTGCCGCATGGCTCTCCGTGTCGGAGGTAGCCGCTACAGAAAGAACCTCATGGAACTTGGACTCTGACTTCTGCCTTGCAATGTCGGCGTCTTCGTCAAACTGCCAGTATACATTGTGCTCAAACTCCCCGTTGTGGAATTTCTTAATTTCTACGACATAATTCTGATACATCTCTTTCTCCTTTCATTAGGTGTAGTTAAAGGTTTATCTCGGCATAGTAGGTAGCTCCGTTCACGGGAACGTCCGTACCCTGCTGTCTTACGCCGTTCGTGGAAGTGCCCTTCCATACGGCATCCGTAAAGTTGGCAAAAGAGCCGCCGACTTTCTTGATGGAGACATAGCTCCCTCCGCCGACAGAGCCGTTCCAATCTTTGCTGTAGATGGTGACAGGGTTGTTCGTTGCGGCGATTGCCGACGCCGCTTTAAGCTGTGCCCATGTCATGCCGACAGGCACCTTGAAGGCGAGAGTCTTGTTCGGATTGTTCCATCCGGGTTCGTCTCCGTCTGGGTGGTCGATACCGACGATACGGAAGTAGATGGTGTTGGTTCCCACCTTTGCGGTAGAGACAATCGCCAAGTCCTTGGTGACGTTTATCTGATTGCCAGACTTAAACGTGATTCCATTCACAGTATGCGTATCGATGGCGTACCCGCTCGATGCTCCGAAGGTTACCGTGAGCACGTCTCCCGTATAGATGGGAGACCCGTTTGAAAGGGTTCCAGTCGAGGCGTTCTTTCTCGGGGACGCCGTTCTCACGACAGTCACTGTGGAATTGCTTCCCTGCGAAATAGACAAGTTGAAAGTCCGAACCGTTCCGCTGTTGATGGCGCTTCCGGGAACCATAATTCCCCATGCACAAACGCCATACGTGCCAGTCGGAATTTCAGAAGCGACGGTAAAGTTTCCTCCCCCGGGGTTCTTTGCAATCTGGATGTGGCCTCCATCGTACATTCTTACTGTCCACCCGGTTATATCGGCACCGTTCGGGCCGACTATTGAGCCAGAAGGACAAGTGGCAGACCCATAGAATCCGTTTGTGGCTGAGAATGGCGGGGTTATTTTTATATGGCCTCCCGGAGTTCCTGCGTTTGAAATGCTAAATATCAGCCCTATGTATACGAGGTTTCCAAAGCGCAGATACCGCTCTCCATACAGAGTGACGGTAGGATTGACAATGCCAGACGGAGCCGTGTAGGTTATCGTTGCGTTCCCCGTATATGTGATGATTCCCGCATTCACAGCGCCGTTCAAGGAAGCAAGTTCCTGCCCCACCCATACGCCTACGATGTTTGTTCCATAGATAAGCTGTGCCCCGCTTGCAATAGCCTGTATGACCTTGCAGAAGACGCCTTCCTTCGTCACGAGGTAATCGCCTACAGCATAGTTCTGCGAAGCGTAGTCCGTGGTCTCATTGTTGGCGAAATTGTTCTTCATCGTGTCCCAGTAATCCTCGACGTCAAGGGCGTTCTGGGCGATGTCGGAAGCGTTCTGCGTGACCTGTGTATCAAGCGCTTCGATGGCCTCTGAGTTCTGCGCGGCCTGCGTGGAGAGGTTGGCAAGCTCGTCACTAAGCTGAGCGACGCCTGTCTCCCCGGCGTACCTTGCATAGTATTTGGCGTTATTGTGCCATGTGATGTCCGTGGTCGGTACGTCTACGCCGTCCCTCTGGCCTACAGCCCATGCCTCCGAGTCCCTTGCATAGTCGATATGCTCCTCAAGGTCGTCGATGACGCTCTTCATGTAGATATGGTCTTGCTCTATCTGCTCGATTTCAGTGAGGTCTCCAGTGTAGTTGGCAGGTGTGTTCAGATGGTGCTCGACCCACATGGGTGTGACGAAAGAAGACCATCTGACCGTGGCTTCATCGTCTATGGCACGGATTGCTACCCACAGCGTCCCCGGTTGCTGAAGGATAGAGTGCTGTACCGTCCATGTGAGATAGACGTAGTTCTCGGTTATCTCCTTCTGGTCAAGGACGATGGTGTCATAGTTTCCATCCTCATATTTCAAATCGAGTCGGAAGGTGAATGCCGAGACGTCAACGCCGCCCTGCAGGAACCTGTTCACACGGAATACCCGGTTTTCGGATTCCATGTCATAGTTCGTGCCGAGCGTCTGCTCTTCATCCGGCATGAGCATCTCCCGGTTTTTGATGATTATCATAGGCCGCTCCTTTCTAAA